TCAGAGGATGCCGTGCGTCTCGAACAGGCGCAGCAGGATCGCGCCCATGGCGAGCAGCAACCCGGCGATCAGCGACAGCACCGAGCGCGTGAGGAAGACGCGGATCGCCTGTAGCGCCTCGCGGATCTCGGTGTAGCGCTCGGCGCAGACCGCCTCGTGCTTCTCGAGCTCGGCGCGCGCCGCCCGGGCAAGCTCGAGCGCCCGCGCAGCGTCGTCATAGGTGCGGGAGAACATGGGTGTAATTTGAAAAGCCCACAGTTGCGCTGACGATCATGTTGGTCGGCGCGGTAGCCTCAGCGGATGGGCGCTATCTCGTTGCATTGGATCACCGTTGCGCCGTCCGTTAGCGCCACGAGACCATGCCGTAGACCCGCCGGAAACGTGATTACGTGCCAAGCTTCGACTGCTTCGCGCCGACCCTCTGTGAACCATTCGACCCGACCGCACGCTACCACCGTATCGTGAGCAAAGGTGTGCTCGTGTAGCGGCAGTTCGTCGCCCGCTCTGTCAAAGATGTAGGCATAATAGCGGTTGGACAGGGGGACTATACGTGGAGCAGACACGGTTAGGAAGCCATCGTCGCTGAGCCGATACGTATGCCGGTCGCGGTCGCCGGTGATATGATCTTTGGTGCCGGCGCGATCCGTTTTGCTTGCGCCGTAAGTAAAGAGCAAACCGAGGCTATTGCCGCGTCGGCAAATTCCCAATCGCCGGCCCGTCCGGTGCCAACCTGATTATTCTGGGCGTCAAAAAGCTGAACAACCTTACCGTCGCTGTCGTAGAGCGCTTGCACAACGCCGATGGGAAATGCGGGCAGTGCGGTCCCGTAATCGCGCGCAAAGTTCGCAGACGTGTCAACATAGATACCTTTTGGCGTGCGGATGTAGACGATACCATCCGGATGGATGTGAAACTGCGCCATGGAAGCTTCACGTTTTGATAATGTAGTTGAGTATGATCGTGGGTGGCATGTTGTTGTGTGGACCACCGCCACCCGCGTTGCCGGTGGTCTGGCCGCCGGCCGTAGCCGCCGATATTAGCGGCTCACAGCCCCATCCAGCCCCGACGCTTTCAGATCCCGCGCCGCTGGCTACAGGGTGTGAGTGACTTGGCATTTGCGCAACGGTCAGTGTCACTATCTCCGCGCCACCTGTCGCACCGAGAATCGTGCCGCTTAGACCGCTACCGCCGGTCGTGATACGATTAGCCACGGTGCCACCCATGTTATCGACGCCGAAAGGCGCACGGCCACGCAGATCCGGCAAGTTGAACGTCGTCGAGCCATCGCCGGGGCCGTAAGCCGTGCCAACGGCGGCGAACAACGCCGCATAGGCGGTTCGGCTCACCGCTTGGCCGTAACACAGAAGCCAGCCATTGGGCGCGCTCGTGCCGGCATACGACGTGACGACGCCGGGCGGAACAAGCGAAAGCCCGATCAACTGCGAGCCGTCGACCGCAGGAAGCCGGCCACTGCCGTCGAGCTGCACGACGTTGCCCGGCGCCGTGCCGACATCGAGCGTCGCCGCCGTGCCGACATTGGTGTAGGCACCGGAGGCGAGGCCGAGCGCCGTCAGGTCGCGCTCGTCCGTCAGCATGCTGTTGGTGATGGCGCTCGCGCCCGGCTGCAGCAGAACCTGCGCCACCGGCGCCTTGCCCACGGGAATCGCCGGCGGCAGGGGTGATGCCGCTTCGATGCCGGCGACGACCGAAGCCGCGCCGCTCGCGCGGTCGATCACCACGCGGTCGATGCGCGGATTGTTGACCGGCGCGGCGATGGCGCCGGTGCTTTGCGCCGCGATTTCGGCGAGCGTGACGCCGTTGAACACATGGCCGGGATCGAGCGCCACCGTCATGTCGGGCGTCGGCTGCGCGTGCGGCGCGAAGCTGTCGACCGTGCGCGCGGCGACCGCCCAGTCGGCGTCGATCGCCAGCGGATAGGCGGTGCCAGTTTGCGATGTGTAGTCGGTCTGCTGGAACGTGGCAACGGTCATGCGTTTGTCCTCTTGAATTCACGACGGAGGCCCGGAGGACGCTGAGACGTCATTGCGAGCGCCCGCGCTGCACGAAGAAATCCAGGGCCGAAGTCGCTGGATCGCTTCGTCGCATACGCTGTTCGCGACGACGACTTCGCGGGTCCTTGGCGCCTTTGCTATTCGCCCGTCGCGACCCAACTGACGGTGCCGCCGATGTCGGCGCCGCTCGCGTCAAAGACGTGGATGGTGCAGCCGGCGGTGGTGATCGCGTCGGCGGTCGCCGTCGCCGCCGCCGATCCCAGCGGCGTCACCTGCACGTTGGGCGGCAGGTGGTAGGGCGACGGAAAGACGACGGACGTTCCGCCCACCGCGATCGCAACGCTCGCGGCCGAGTTCTCGATCTTGGGTGCGCGGTCGGCGACCAATTCGAAGCCGGCGAGGCACGCCACCGCGCCGGCGACGTTGTCGAGGATCGCCCGACCGCGCAGATACCGCATCTCGACCGTGCCGATGGTCCAGGCGGCGAAGGCGCCCGTGTCGCTGGCGCCGGTGAGCCAGGTGTCGATGGCGAGGCTCGCTGCGGCGGTGCCGTTCTGGCCGCGGCCGAGCCGCGTCGCGATCGTCGCCCAGACGCGCAGCTGATCGTCGAAGCCGGTGTCGGCGACGGATGTCGTAAAGCTCGAGGTCGCGACCGGATAGGGCACGAAGCGCTCGAACAGTTCGGCGTTGCTGTGCGCGCTCGCGAGCTTCGCCGAATCGGGCACCAGAACGCCGGTCCAGTGCGGCACGAAGCCGGCGAGGCTGCCGCGCCAGTCGGGCGCCGCCTGCCGGTCGAGAATGATCGGCGACGGATTCGTCACCACCAGATCGACCGTGGTCGGCACCGGCGAGAACTGATCCGCCACGTCGCGCGCGCGGATATAGAAGGTCCAGGTGCCGGGCGGCACGGCGGCGTTGGTCATCTCGGTGCCGCGCGCGCTTTCGGTCAGGAACGTCGCGGAGGCGCTCGTGCCGCCCTGCGGGCCGTAGAGGATGTCGTAGCCCTTGAGCGCGAAATCCGGCACCTCGTTCCACTTGAAGACGACCGCGCCGCCGGTCTGCTGCGCCGAGAATCCGGTGACGTTGGCGGGCGGCGGCGGACCCTGGATCACGTGGACATGGTCGGCGACGTCGGCGAGCTGCTGTATTCCGCCGCCGTAGAGATTGAACGACACCAGCTTGATGTGGACGGCGGCGCCGATCTGGCTCTTGTCGTAGGGTAGCGCGAAGATCGCGTCGTCGAGGCGCGCGAAGCCCGCGCCGGCCGCGTGGCTCGCGATTGCCGAGCCGTAGAGCCCGCGCCTTATATAGGTGCCGAGGCTGTAGCGGTTCGGGCCGGTGAGGGTCGCGGTCTCGTAGCTGACGAACTCGCCGTCGACCCAGCATAGCGTGTGGCCGAGATCGGCGTCCTGCGGCGTGCCGGAGAGCAGCGCGCCGTTCGATGCCGACAGATCGATCGCGAGCGTGTCGGCGGTGTCGGGATCGCCGCCGGCCGGAAACGCCGCGGTCAGCACCCCCATGCGCGACGGGCCGTGCTTGCGGCCGGCGAGCTTGTAGGTCGAGCCGTCGCTCGAGACATAGACGTCGCAGCCGCCCCAGTTCGGACCGCCGGCCGTGGCGAGCCAGACCTCGAGCCCCGACGCCGCGATCTGCACCGGCGCCTCGAACACGATCGGCGCCAGCGCGTCGCCCGGATCGGCGTTGTAGTCGGCGCCGTAGCCGGCGCCCTGCTGGAAGGAATAGAGCGCCGCCGAGCCGGTGCCCGCCAGATAGTCCTCGGCGGTGAAGAGCAGCGTGCCGTCGTCGTTCTCGGTGATCTCGGTGATGCGCACCCAGTGACGATCGAGGCCGAGCCGCGCATCGGTCAGCGTCACGATGTCCATCGGATCGAGCAGGATGTAGCGCTGGTCGAGCGTGAACTGATAGGTGTTGCGGATCGCCTGGCGCTGCAGCAGGAGCTGCGCCGAAAGCCGCGCGGCGGCGGCATTGGCGAAGAGATGCGCCTGCCGCGTCTGGTCGAAGCGCAGGCCGTAGACGTCGATCGTCGCCTGATCCGAGGCCTCGACGATGGCGGTGTTGTACTGGTTGGCGCGGTCGAGGTATTCGACCTTGATGTCGTTGAGCGCGTCGGACGGACGCTTGCGCGTCACCAGCACCGGATCGTCGTTGGTCGCGCTCGCCGCGCCGCTGGCGTTGGCATTCGCCAGGAAATCGTCGTCGGTCAGATCATAGAGCGGCGCCGCGGGCGGCGTGTAGCTCTTGCCGTTGCCCGAGATCGCAGCGTCGCCATAGGGCACCAGCGTCAGCATGCCCGACGACCAGACGAAGGCGCTGTTGGTGTAGGTGGCGATGTCGTCCAGGAGCTTCGCCGCCGGCGCGGCTTCGGTATAGGCGGGCGAGATCAGCAGGCCCGCCGCGAGCGCGTAAGACTGATAGGTCGAGAGATCGCCGAGCCGCGAAGCCGGAAAGCCGGCGCCATATCGCGGGTTGGTCAAGAGATCGGCGATCACCAGCGACGGATCGGCGTCGGGCAGGCCGCCGACCGAGCGAGCGTAAATTCCGACGACCTCGAAATTGTTGTTCGGCAACTGGCCCTGGCCGTCGAGCGCATAGGGCGCGGCGGCGGCATAGGCGACACCGCTGTAGCCGAGCGCCTGGCCCGGATGGTTGGTCGCGAGATAGCCCCACGGCGCCTGGCCGAGCGCACCGTCGAACACCGATAGGCCGAGCGCAGCCGGCGTCGTCACTTCCTTCGAGGCCCAGGCGGTGCCCAGGCCCTCGATCGGGCCCTCGCACAATCCCAGCATCACTGCGGCGGTGTAGGCGTAGGTCGTCGACCCGCCGCCGCCGCCCTTGCCGCCCGAGCCGCCGGTGACGCCACCCTTGCCCGACGACGGCGGCGACGATTGATGCGCGATCGCCTGGAAATCGCCGTACCAGATCAGGTTGGGTGCGAGCCGCGTCGTGCCGTAGACCAGCGGAATGACCTTGCCGTAGGCCGAGGTCTGGATCTGCAGGCCCGAGACCGCCGGCTGCTGTTTCGCCTGCGGCTTCTTGGGCGAGGAAAAAAGCCCGGCCATGGTTCAGAGCTTCATTCGTTCGAGTGGGAGCATTGCCCCCTCACCCTGCTCTTTGCCCCTCGGGGGCAGAGGGTTGCTTTGGGTTGGCGAGCAAAGCGCGCCTTACCCAAAGCTGGGTTAAGGGAATTCGTGACCCGATCAATCAATTAGGTTCCGTGGGCCCAACGCCTGAGCGTGAAGAACTTCACCGGGCGCGGCTTGGGCGCCGCGCCCCTGCCCTCGCCGATGCGCGACAGCCATTCGGCCTTGTTCGCATCTTCGAGCACGCAGCCGCGGCCGAGATAGGCGTGGATCACCACCGGCCAGTCGACGACGATCGCGCCATGCGAGAAGCAGCGGCCGAAACGCCACAGCGCGATGTCGCCGGGAAGGATGGCACGCGTCAGCAACTCACCCCCGCCCGTTGCGCCGCCGAACATGCCACCCGGCATGTTCGGACCAAGCGTCCGGGCGGACGCTTGGTAGGCGCAAGCCCCCCTCGAGGCGGAGGGAATGGGAGGGGGGTGCAACGCGACGCTTTCGCCGTCATCGCGAGGCGCGTCCTTCGACTCGCGGACCTCAGCCTGAGGAGCGAAGCGTCTCAAAGGAGAGGTCCGCGGCTCAGGATGCGGGCGCCGAAGCGCTCCAGCCCGGATTGCTTCGCCCTGCGGAATCGCATCGACGGGAACGTATTCAACCGCGTGATCGAGCAGCACGCCGAGATAGCGTTCGGCATCGCGATGCAGGTGCCAATCGGGCGGATAATGCGGGATGGCGAGAGGCGCGACGAGACCGGCCTCGGCGTAGACCTCGGCCAAAAGCATGGCGCAATCGACGCCCGCCCCCTTGACCCGGCCGCGATGGTGATAGGGCGTGCGCAGCCATTGGCGCGCGCAAGCGACGACCGCCGCGCGCTCGGGGGCGTCGGAGACCATCGATTCTTCCTTCGGTTCAGCGCGTCCGCTCGAAAGGATTGACGATACGCAGGCGACTGTCGATCACCAGGCCCGGCCGCATGTCCTCGGACCAGAGCGTCTCGCAGCGCGCGTTCAGCGCGGATCCGGCAATCATGGCGTCGGAGACCGAAAGGCCGTAGCGCTCCGCCAATTCGAGGCCGATCTCGTGCACTTCGACCGTGATCGGGTGAACCGTCAGCAATTCCCGAACGCTCGACAGGAACATGTGCGTCTCGCTCCACGACAGCCGCATCTTGCGCCGCGCGACATTCGCGAGCTCGTTCAGCACCTGCACGCTGATGACGCCGCCCGCGCCGACGATCTTTTCGGCGCGGTCCGCCTTGGCCGGATTGTCGGACGCGAGATAGATCAGAACATTGGTGTCGACGAAGCTACCGGGCATTCGCGGCGTTCCGGTCGAACTTGAAGTCGGCCGGAAGGCGTCCACGGAAGGCGCGCAGGCGCTTCAGCAATTCCTTACGACCGGGCTTGCGCGCAACCGCCATCTCCCGCGCGCCCGCGACATGGATCTCGACCTCGTCGCCTGCCTTGAGCTTCAGCGCTTTGGCCACCGAAGCGGGCAGGCGAACCGCGAGGCTGTTGCCCCATTTCGCAACCTGCATCGTGTGCCTCATGGATATATGTCTTAATGGATGTATATCTTATACGCATCGCCGTCAAGGCGGGCGTCGGTCCGCATCCCTATCCCGATCCTGCGCCTGCAGGCGTCCGACGCGGCGCGTGCGCCCGCAGGCGGAGCCGAGCTGTTCGCCCCGGGGCGACCGCCCGCTCACACCGCCGTTTCGGGCGTTGGCACGTAGGGGAAGCCGCGGAAGCGCGCGGTGTTGGCGAACTTAGTGCAGCCGTTCGCGCCCAGCGTCTTGTCGCAGCCGGGATAGATCTGGAACGTGTCGCCCGGCGCGGGTGCGACCGGAAACGGCGCGATCAGGCTGATCGTGCCGGGAGCGCCGCCGCTGCCCGCGACCCAGGTCTTGATGCCGCGCGACAGGCCGGCATTGGCGCCCGACGTGAACGCGATCTTGCCCTGGTCGAAATAGCCCGTCGCCTGCGTGAGTGAAGCCAGCACGGCGCCGGCGCTCGAGCCCGACGCCGCCGCGCCCGTCACCGCGTAGCTCGCCAGGTTCACGCCGCAGGCGGCGTCACCCAGCATGTTGACGCAGCCCGGCTGCCACAGAATGCGCGGCAGGTTAAGATTCAGAAGCTCCAGGTGCGAGTTGACGGTGAAGGTCGCGAGCGAGCGGCCGCAATCGATCTCGGCGACGCGGCCGGCGAACAGGATCACCGTGCCCGAAGAGGTGTCGCCGTATTGCGGCATGAAGGCGCGCTCGAGCGTGAGCTCGGCGCCGTCGAAGACGCCGGCGAGCACCGCCGACAGGAACGGCGATCCCAGCACGGTGGCGTTGCCGGGCAGCACGTCGAAGACGAGCTGATCGACTTCGACGCCGATCTTCCAGTGGCACTTGGCCTTATTGTCCTTGCGGTCGAAGTACGGGCCGGTTGTGCCACCGGCGGGATAGGCGTTGCCGTTGGCGGTGATGTCGCGGTCGCCGGCGCAGTAGCGGAGATTGCCGCCGCCGACCAGCGCGAAGGTATAGAGATCGGCGGCATAGAACTGCCGCGTCGCGAGCAGCGATTTGAGCGCAGCGGATGCGGGTTTCATGTCAGCGTGTGTTGCAGGCGGCGGCCGGTATCGACGCGACCCCCCTCCCATTTCCTCCCTCAAGGGGGGCTTGCGCCTACCAAGCGTCCGCCCGGACGCTTGGTCCGAACACGCCGGGTGGCATGTTCGGCGGCGCAAGGGGTGGGGGTGAGTGGCGGCAGTGACGGCAACCTAGGCGGCCGGGGTCACTTCAGCGAGACGAACGCGAGTTTCTGGGCGCGGTAGAGCGTCGCCATGAATTTCTCGAAATCGACGCTATCTTCAGCGAAGCGGCAGCGGAAGTAATACGAGAAATCCGCGGTGATCGGTGTGCCCGAGGCCGGCGCTGTGGTGAATGTCAGCACGCCCGTCGCCGGATCGACGCTATACGCGGACGGCGCCTGCGCGACGCCGGCGAGGTAGACCGCGCTCACGACGCTCGGCGCCAGCACCGGCTCGATGGAGCCGCCGAAGGCGCGGACCAGCTGGAACGCCGTCGTCGCGCCGTCGCCGGTGCCGATCGTCTGGCCGGCGACCGCGTTGTCGTCGGCATCGGCATAGAGAAAGGTGCCGAAGGCGCCCTGACAGCGGTTGAAGAAACCGGCGAGCGACTGGAATTCGGCGACCACCGGATCGGCGCGCAGGAAATCGAAGGTCAGCTCCCAGCGCCAGGCGGGATAGGACCAGTCGGCCAGCCGCGTCTCCTTGCCCGAGATCGCCTGCTGCGCGCGCGTTTTCCAGACGGGCGAGCGCTTCACCGACCAGCCGAGGCCGGCGAGCGCCGGAAAGATCGGTTCGGTCATGGCGGGTCGCTCGTGGTTTCGCTTGCCAGATGCATCGAGCATCGCCCCCTCACCCTTCCCTCTCCCCCAAAGTGGGGCGAGGGTAAGAAAGAAAGGAAGGCCGCCGAGCGCCAGGTCAGGCTGCGTCCGCCGGCCGCACGCGGCGGGCGATCGCGGCACCGCGTTCGCGCTCGATCACTGAGATGTCGTACTGGCTCTGCAAATCGAGCCAAAACTGGGCGCGGTTGCCGAAATACCGGCCGAGCCGGACCGCGGTATCGGCCGTGATCGAGCGGCGTCCGTTGAGGATGTCGGTAATGCGGCCCGACGGCACGCCGAGATCGAGCGCGAGCCGGTTCGCACTGAGCCTGCGTGCGCTCAATTCGCGTTTCAGCAGCCGGCCCGGATGCGATGCAAGCATGGTCTAACCTCGGTGATAATCGACGATCTCGACGTCGTAGGCGTCGCCCTTCCTAAACACGAAGCAGATCCGCCACCGCGCGTTCATGATCATCGCCCATTGCCCGGCCCGGTCTCCCTTGAGCTTGTGAAGACCGACGCTCTTCAACGGGCTGAGATCCTGCAGCGCCGTTGCGACGTTGAGCGCCGACAACAAATCCCGAGCCGCGTCGATATCCAAGCCGCGAAACCGGCCGGGGGATTCTCCATCCCATATCCTGCGGCTGGCCGCATTGCGCCACGACCGGATCACGGCAAAAACGTACTACGAAAAACGGTCAATTGCCAGCCTTCTGCCGGGCGTCGTCCCCTCAATCCTCGACCCCGGTCGAGCATGCCACCCGGCATGTTCGAGCCAAGCGTCCGGGGGACACTTGGCAGGCGCAAGCCCCCTCAAGAGGGGAGGGGGAGGGTTAGGGTGGGGGTGACGCTGGCATCGCGCTCACCCGCCGAGCGCCGGCGTCAGGTGCGCGTTGAAATTCCGCAGCTCGGACGCGAGGCCCCTGGCGATGGTGCGCATGTTGTTCTTCAGGAACTGCGCGCCGGTCTGGGTGTCGATCGCGCTCACCAGCGGGCCGTGGATGTGGATGTCGCCGCCGCCCGCCGTCGCCGCGCCGGCGGAGAAAAAATCGCGCATCGGATTGGCGACCGACGCCGGAATCACGCTTTCCTCCGGATGGAGGACCGACAGGATCGTGCCCGGCACCTCCCACATCCCGCCCTCGGCCGAGGCGATGCCGCCGCCCATGCCGGCGGCCCAGCCCATGGTCTCGGCATAGGCGGCCGCAGCGGCCGTGGGCGCGAGTTCGGGACCGACCAGCGGAATCGCCGCAGTCGCGGCCATGGCGCCGGCGGCGGCGACCGCGGCGTCGATCTCGATCTGGGCGAAGCCGCGCGCCACCATGGCGGCGAGACCGGCGGCGGCGGATGCGGTTTGCGTCGCGGCGCGGGCGGCCTCGCCGGCGTCGGTCGCCGCGGTCTTGTCGGTTTCGAGGCCAAGCCAGCGCGCGAGCTGCTCCGCGATCATCGCCAGGAAGCCGCCCTGCGATGCATTTTCCGCCGCCGTGCGCGCCGCCGCACCTTCCTCGGTCGCCGTGGTCTTGACCAGCTCGGTCACCGCCCAGTTCTCGGCGATCCTGAGCGCGTTGCCGACCTCCTCGGCGACGATGCTCTGGCCGATGCGCGCCACCGCCCTCCGCCAGGTGGTGGTGCCGAGGATCATGCCGGTGATCGAGCTGTCGAACGCGGCGTTGATCGGCCGGAACATGGCGAGCCACGAGGCGGCGAGCTTCTGCTGCTGCCGCGTCAGCTCCCCGGCGCCGCGGGCGAAGCTCGCGTCCATGCCGGCGGCGGCCGATCGCGCGCTGGCGCGGATGCGGCCGAAGGTCTGGTCGGCGACCGCGCCGGCGCGCGCCATGCCGGCGGCGAAGTCCGAGACGTCGGCGGCGACGCCCACGGTAATTTGATCGGTGCCCATTTTATGGATTCAGCTTCGTTGTGCGCGTCGGCGATTCGTGTCAGCGTTTCAGACGGCCCGTCGGGGGGCGCTCGTGTCCGGAAGTGGCAGAGGATTAAACACGCGGTTGTATGCACGGGCAGCGGCCATCGGGCTGCGGCGCACATGCGCCATTGCCCGTTTGTGCCGAGCGATGTCGGCAATGCCCTTGGCGTTGCCGATCATCGTCGCCGGTTGCGCGACCGAGCCACGCGATCCCGACTGGGTCGCGAAGCAGTGGGCGGTGACGATGCGCGCCTACCATATCGAGCCGGTCTATCCGCCGACTGAGGACATCCATATCGGCGACATTTATGCGGTCGACGAAGATCAGCCGGGCGACAATACCGCGCCGATCGCGCTAGCGATCAAGCTCGATGATTGGCCCATGCGCCAAGATCTCGAAAATTATTACGACAACGTGCCAATCTTGCTCGGCGCGGGCGGGAGGCCGACGGATGGTACGATCTGGCGGCAGCAAGCCGCAATGGGCGGCAGCATCACTGCGCACGCACCCCAGGCATCCGAGCCCAAGTCAACGCCCGGCAGCGCCAAGCCGCCAGGACCGAGAATAGCGGCATCCGGTAAACCGCACAGCGTGTTTGCCGCGAGTGGCACATTGACCAAGCTGCCACTCATGGCGTTGCCGGGATTCACGATTGCGCAAGCTGACGCAGAATCTTTTCGCGGGGGTGTGCCGTTTCACTTCTTCAGCGCGATTTTTGGCGCCGCACGCTCCCACCAGGATTCGATTATGATCAACATACCGGCGGCGGAAACCTACGGCGTGCCGGCGGCAACCGCGACGGCACGGCTCGTGACGTATTGCGCAAAAAATCAATATTTATGCAGCAGGTCCTTTATCGCTGATCAGCTCGCAAGTGCGGTCGGCAAGAAGCCGAACCACACCGCAGTCTACTTGATCAATCGTTTATTCCTGACACGCAGTATTGAATACGTTTACGATACCTCAAGCACGGTCGGTGCCCAGGCCAAGCTGCTCGCGCAGCTGCGCGCGACGACGATCTCAAAGACCGGCAGCGGCGTCGCCGCGGGAGCGACAAATACAAGGGTGACCGGCGATACCGCCACTGCAGTCTCCGATGCCGCTAAGGCGTTGACCGCCGCCGCCGACGCTCTCGCCAACACGCGGCAGAAAACAAACGCGACGACGACAATGCCTGGCCAAGCAGCGAATGGCGGCAAGCAATCGGCCACCCGATCATCGGCTGGCCAAGCGGCCACCCAGACCGGTGATTTGGCCGCAATCAAAAAGAAGCTCGACGACCTCCTCACAACGATTCAAGGGAACACCTCGCAAATCGACAATGCTCCCGGCGGCAGTTTCAGCATCAGCGCGGTAAGCGACCAAGGAATCACGCTCGTGCAGACATTCGAGCGGCCGATCGCGATTGGTTATCGCGCGGTGAAGATGGAGCCTCTCAACCCGTGAGGGACACGAAGTCAACAATTTTCGGCCGAGACGGCCATATCGTCCTTCAGGTCGCGATGCTCATCCTGCCATTGAATTTGGCCCTGGCACCCACACAAGCGCCGAATCCGCATCAACGGGCCCTGCTACGGCGAGCGCACGGTCAAACAATCGAATGTTCCACCGACGACATAAATTGCCTTGCCCAATGCTGGGCTGGGCCAGGTCCCGGGCCTACGCCGCCGGTCAGCGCAATGTCAATAGGGCCGAGTGCCGGTGGCACGGGCCAGCAAACGCTGGCCGGCCAAAAAACGACCATAAAGTGCGAACGATCCAAACCGCAAGACGGCGGTTCTCTGAAGCCAGAATAATTGTGATCCGGCGCCACACCGGTTGCCGCCTACCCTCGATCCAACCAGTCGGGTGCACGCCGCCGGGCGCAAGCGCCGCGAGATCGGCGAAGGCGGCGCGCGCCATGCCGGCGGCGAAGTCCGAGACGTCGGCGGCGACGCCCACGGTAATTTGATCGTCAGCCATCTCATTCCTCGCGAACCGGGGGTATAGAGTGGATGCGCGCCGAGGACTTGCCGCGCCGAAGATCCGCCGGCAAGTCGCCCGAAACGGAGCGCGCCCATGGACATCCGGCTCGTCGCGCTGTGTGGCGGCCTGGTTTTACTGGCCGGATGCGGCAGCGGCTGGGTGAAGCCTGGAGCCGGCCCGCAGGACTTCGGCGCCGACCGATCGAGCTGCCTGCGGCAAGCCGAGCGGCCGGGCGGATCGATATTCTTCAATCCTTTCACCGGCGTGATTGGCCACGAGACCTACACCGATCGCCGCATCTACGACGCCTGCATGGTCGATCACGGCTGGTCGCGGAGCGGCGGCTGAGGCCTTGCCGGGACGCGCCGCGATGCCGGACGAGGTCGGATTTCCCCTCACCCAGCGTCGCGCAAGGCTCCGCCACGCGTCGCCAACGCGAAGCAACCCTCTCCCCGCTTGCGGGGCGAGGGCAGTATCGGTTCAGCTCATGGCGCTTCGGGCCGCCGCCTGCCACATATGGACGGCGAGCACATAGAGCGCGAGCTCCCGGGTGCGCTCGCGTTCTTCGGGCGGCCGGGATTCGTCCGAGGGGCCAGCTACCCGATGCATCATCGGCAGCGGCTTGATGTCGAGCGGCGCCAGGTGCCGCATGCGGCGCTGGGCGACGACGAGATCGTCCGCCGGCTCGCTGTCGGACGGACGCGCAACGGGGCGAAAGCGATCAACCGCGGCAGGCATTTCCATCGGACTTCCTCCACAGCTTAACGCGGTCACAGAAATATCATCCAACACCGACTCGGGATCGCACCAGACCTCACTGGCGCGAACTCGAGGACCCCGAGTCGCAGCCGCGCGAGCCTTTCGGCTGCTAATGCGACGCAGACGGAGTCGCGCCGCCCGCCACCAGCACCCCGCCCGGCGCCAGCGCCGCGAGATCGGCGAAGCCGGCGCGCGCGGCCTTCGGCTTCGGCCTCCAGCCCAGCGCCGCGGCCAGCAGCAGATGCGCCGGCGGATGGCGCGACCAGTAATCGAGCAATTCGCGCAAGGCGGACAGGGTCATGGCATCGATCTCGGGCCAGGTGTAGCCGCAGGCCGTGGCGACAAGGGCGTAGAGATCGCCCCAGTTCACCTGCCCGCCCGCGCTTCCCCCGTGGGGAGGCCCTCCCCGGGCGCACCCTCCTTCGGCACCAGGCCGGAGAGCGCGGCGATCCTGACGACGGCGGCGGCAAGCTCGTGCGGTGTCGCCTCGACTTCGAGCAGCGCCTCGCGGGTGAGATCGCGGTGGTCGCGCGCCAGCGCCGCGGCCAGGATGTCGATGGCGGCATCGACGCCGTCGGCGGCGCCAAGCGTCGCGGCGCGGGCGAAGGCCGGCAGCACGACGCGCAGCTGGCCGAGCGTCAGCGGCCGGATGGCGTAGTCGCGGCCGCCGAGGGTGATGGTGGTGGTGTTGGTCACAGTGGGGCCGTTTCTCCTGCATTGTCATGCCCGGACTTGATCCGGGCATCCGGGTCTTCAAAGGCGTGGATGGCCGGGTCGTCGCCCGGCCATGACGAAAAAAGAAAATTCACCCCGGAGGCACGGAGGACACGAAGAACGTCAATGCGAGGGCCGGAACGGCCCGAGGCATCACCCCACCCACCGACCGCTCTTCGCGGTCGGCCCCCGTCGAGGGGAGGGAATGGGAGGGGGCGTCATCGCGAGAGCAGCGAAGCGATCCAGACTCTGGATTGCTTCGCGCCGTTCTGGCGCTCGCAATGACGGCAGACCTGTTGCTTCGCACGACGCGGCCGCCGCTGCGGCCGCTGTGCTACGCGTTAGGAAACTTCCGCGAAGGACCACGCCAGGACGTTGCCGGCGGGATTGGCGAAGACGTCGAAATCGAGTTCGGGAATGGCGAAGTCCTCGAGCTTGGTGGCGAAGCTGAGCTTCGACGAGACGCAGTTGAACAGCTTCACGTTGACCGGCTTGCCCTGGAAGCTGGTGTAGAGCTGCGCCTGGAAGGTGGGCGTGGTGCCGAGCAGCGGATTGGCGAGGGTGAACTGCTGGCCGCTGCCGGCGACGCTATACGTATAGGACAGCAGCACCGCCTTGCCGGCATCGGCCGGAGCGAAGGTGTAAACGCCGGCGGATTCGCTGTACTGGCCGGCGGCCGGATTGCTCGCGACCTTGACGAGCGGCAGGCCGGCGACCGCGTAGACCACGCCGTAATCGTCGGCGAAGGTGGCGGCATTGGCGGCGCTCACGGTGTAGGGCGATGACGCCGGCACGGTGCCGGCTTCGCCGTAGCTGGTGGCGAGCTGGCCCGTCGCCATCGCCTGGCCGAAGAACAGCGCGTTGAAGGCGAGGCCCGAGACCTGCGCCATCTTGGCCTTGGCCTGCGCCTTGGCCTGGCCGCGCGCGATCGCGAGCGGGAATTGATACTGGCCGTAGAGCTCCTTGGTGGTGAACTGGAGATCGAGCTCGACCTCCTGCACCAGGCCGAAATTGACCGGCGTCGCGCCGGCAACGTCGGTGCGTTGGCCCAGCAAGACGCCGGAGCCGAAGGAATAGATCGCCATCGGGTGAGTCCTTTAGGGGGTTTGGGGGCGAAGAAATGGAACACGGCCTAAGCCGCGCAATCGGCGACTGGCACGGCCATTTTGACTACGGAGTGATCGGCCGCCTCAGAACACCGGTGGTGTCGCTCAGAAAACTAGAGAGACCCCAGATAGCGCTTGAGTTCTGCGGCCGTCGAGACAAGTCCATCGGCGATGAGTGCCACCTGAAGCTGTTCTGGCGTCATCGGTGGTGAGTCGTATTGCCCGCGCATGATACGGAGAGCGGCGACGGCATCTGTCGTGTACAGCTGAACAGTATTCAGGACAAAGTCGTCAGCCGTTTGGACTTCGATGCCATACGGCGCCAACCTGTCTGACGGGAAATCCTTTAGATTCCGGGTAACGATCACGCTCGATCCGCTCCGGATCGCTGCTGCTAGAACATGACGATCATCTGGATCCGGAAGGGACAATGCCCCAACCAAACGTTGATAACCATCGATCATCGCCTCGGGAAAGGCCGCCGTCATAAGTTCGACGGTCCGAAGGATTTTTTCTTTTTTGTCCGGCTTATCTTTGATCAAATGAGACGACCATTCGGACATTATCTCGGCCGACCAAATCGGTCGATATAGGCCCGCTTCCGCAAAAGATAGAAGAACGTCCCGTACCAGGAAGGGATACAGGACGTTCGCATCAAGAGTCGCAGTGAATCGATCTGCGATATGTCTCATTCATCGATTTGCTGGCCTAGTTTTGCCAACTCCGAAAGTGTTTTTCGCCTAGAAGCATCTCTACGATGCTTATAGTTGAAAACGTCCTGCGCCCGGATACGACGATGAGTACCCACCTGATGATATGGAATCTCTTTTCTTGCCAGCAATTTAATGAGGAACGGGCGCGAAACATTCAGGACGTCTGCAGCCTGCTGCGTTGATAGCTCTGCGCCGAGGGGCACAAGCGTCACTGCTTCGCCCTTGCTAATCAGCATAAGCAGGTCGAGCATGATTTTGCTGACTGCCGGCGGAAGATCAATGACGGCTTCGCCACGTCCATGCGGCTTTAGACGGAAGGACAGCGTCCCATCTTTGCCGACTGCCTTTGCCAGTACAGTGGTAGCCCGTTTTGCCTTCTCGATCTCTTCGGGCGTCGGCAGACGTTCTGACAACGATCCATCGAAAGGCATGATGTTCCCCTCTCTTGGGATTCGATGAACCCCAAGGCGCCATATAGCATTCAAACGAAATAAATGCAATAAACGCAATATACGAAACTAGCGGTCCGTTGGTTCGCACAGAGAAACAGGCTTTTCCGCCCTTCGCGGTCTTCCATCTCACCCCGCGACCAAAATCTCGACCGGCAATATCGCGACCGCCTGGCCGCCGAGGACGCCTTCGTCGGTTTCGATCTTGCCGGCGATCCAGGCGTGCGAAGCGAGGCCGCCGAGCGTCTGCACCGCGCCCTGTGGGGCGAGCGCGGCCTCGATCGCGTCCAAGAGCGGATTGAGCGCGGTGGCCGGCGCGGTGGTTTCGTCGGGCGCGTGCGCGTAAACGTACACATCGACGGACGCGCGCCATTTGGTGGGCAGGCCGGCGCGGCGTTCGGCGGTTTCGCTCTTCTGGACGACGAACAGCGCGGGCTGCTCGGCCGGGCCGACGTCGCTCCAATGCCTGAGGCGGCGCGACGCCGTGACGAACGGCGCGCAGCCGGACAGCAACGCGAACAGCGCCGAATAGATCGGCTCGCGGATCATTCGACGGTCTCGGCGACGGCGGCGGCAATCGCGGCGCCGATCTCGGGCGCGAGGTCGGAAAGCGCCGCGCGCAGGAACGAGCGCTCGGGCAGACGCGCGCCGGGAAACATCACGCGCTTGGCGAAGGCGCGCTTGCCGGCGACGACGAAGGACAGCGCGCGGGCGTTCCTGACCGCGATCAGATGCGCGCGCAGATCGGCGCCGAATTCCTGCGCCGCGCCGTAGGGCACGGCGGCGGGATCGAAGCCGACGGATGCAGTCAGGCCATCAACTTGTTGCGTAATGCTCGATGCCAAACGGCCAGAACGGCGTTGCAGCACCGCGCCGGAAAGATTGTCTTCGACGCGGTCGTAGATGTGCTGTGCCAATGTCGCGACAACGGCGGACAGGCGGGACGCCAGCGCCGGCGGCAGATCGGCGAGCCGGCCGAGCGCGTCGGCGGCGGAAATCGTGACCGAGATCATGCCGGCACGACGCCGCGGTATTGATCCAAAAGCGTCTGGACATCGGCCGGCATGTCCTTCTGGGCGAAGGAGACCACTTCGCCGCCGAGATTCTTCGAGACCTGGCCGATGCGGTCGCGCTCCTTGTAGCGCAGCGCGACCAGCGCGATGCAGGCCTGCTCGATGTCGGGCGGTGTAGCGGCGTAGCCGGCGGTGTAGGCGACGGCGACGTTCTGCTGGCCGCGGGTGAAGGCGTGGCCGCAGAGATAGAGCGAGCTGTCGTCGAACAGATAGCCCGGCTGGCCGGGACCGGCGGCCGGCTGAATGGCGACGCCGTCGATCGTCAGCGACGCAACCGAGACCACCGGCCGGTTGCGCAGGAAGAGCCGCGTGCCGCCTTGGCCGTTGCGGATTTCGGTGTAGGCGGTCTGCGCGATGGTGCGACCGAGCCAGGCCTGGATGAATTGACTCGCCGATGTCACGAGCCGCGCGAGCAGCGCGTCGTCCGCGGTCGTCGTCAAGGGCGGCGAGAGATACGCCTTGACGGTGTCGAGCGTCGTCAGATCGCCGATGGCCATGGATCTCTATCCGAATTGCGATTTGTCCGGAGCAGCGCGAAACCGCCGGCGCCCCGCCTCACCCTCCCGCTCACGCGGGTCCCTCCCTCTCCGCCTCAGGGCGGAGAGGGTCGGGGTGAGGTGGGCGCGTTCGTTCGCCAGTCCTCGTAGGCGAAGCCGTGGGCGTGGACGAGGATCGCCGCGAGCGCGATCGGCACGGCGACGACGCCGTCCTTGACCGCGAATTCGCGGCCGGCGAGCGATACCGCGGTGCAGCCTTTGGGCGCGCGCAGACGCAGCGTGCGCGGCCGGCTGCCGACACGAGCGGGCGTTTTTCGCTTCGTCGGATTGGTTTTCATCGCGAACTCCCCTGGACCGAGCGCACCCCCTCACCCTGCCCTCTCCCCCGATGCGGGGGAGATGGAAGATAAAAGGAGAGCGTCGGGTTGGGAGCATTGGCGCGCAGCATGCGCGGCGAAGGCTTGGGGTTGGACAAAGATTTTTTCATCGAGTCATCCGCTGCGAACCGGAGCGGAGCGCACTCCACCTCACCCCAACCCTCTCCGCCCCATTGGGGCGGAGAGGAAGGGACCCGCGCTAGCGGGAGGGTGAGGTGGGGCACCGCATCGTCAGCCGTTGCCGATGTTGGTGATGGCGCCGAAGGCGAAGGGCGCGTAGTTCTGCAGCACCTCGTCGGCATAGACGCCGTATTCGTAGCGCCGCGCCCGCAGCGGCCATTCGACCTGGTAGTAGTCGCGCCGCGTGCGGATCTGCACCGTGTTGGGCACGTTCGACAGCGGATAGGGTAGCGTCTTGGAAAAGAACAGCACCGTGCCGGCCGGCAGGTTGGGATGGAGCCGGATCGGAATCTCGGTCGCGCCGGCCATGCTGAACTTGTTGAGGTAGCTCCGCACCATGACGCCGCCGAGCACCGCGCCTTGATCGGCCGAGAAGACGAAGCGCGCGGCGGTGGTGGCGCCGCCCTGCAGGATCTTCTTGTGGATGTTGAGCATCTCCTGCGACGAGACGTAGATCGCCGTCGGCGACAGCCGGTAGTTGTCCCAGAACGATTTGAGCGCGGCGTCGAATTCGACGATGCCACCTTCGCTGTCGGCGCTGAGCGGCGTGCCGGTGCCGGCGGTGCCGGTCGGCTGCGCGGCGTAATAGGCGTTGAGCGCCGGCTTGAAGCACTGGGTCAACAAACCGTCGAACACCAAGGCGTTGACGCTGTTGTCCGATGCCGGCAACGACGACGCGGTCTGGGTGCCGGAAGCGGCAGCCGCGATCGACACGCTGTTGATCGTGGTGATGGCGCCGAGGGTCTCGCCGCCCGCCGCGCCCCAGAACCAGGCATAGCCGACGGCGCCGCGCACGGCCGCGACTGTGGCCGCGACCGAGCCGGTCGGGCCCGTGACCGAGACGGTGGCATTCGAAGATTTCTGCGCCGAGCCGCCGCCGAAGGTGTCGGTCGAGCCGTCGGCGTTGGTGCGCGTCACCGCCGCCGGAATGCCGCCGGCGACCGAGCTGTTGAGGTAGCCGTCGAGCGTCAGCGCGACGCAGATCACCGAGAGCGTTCCCGTCGAAAGCGAGCCGCCCGCGCTCGAGGCGGTCAGCGCCGGTGTCGGCGTCACGCCGAGCGCGAGCGAGCCGTTGCCGCCGAGGATGATCTGCTCCTCCTGCAGCATCAGCGATTCGAGCAGCGTCTGCGCCGCCAGCGCGCGCAGGTCGTCGAAGCCCTGGCCGGCATAGACCGCCTCGAAATCGACATTGGCCTCGAGGCCGATGCCCTTGTAGACGGCGTTGTAGTCCTGGGTCGTCACGGCGATGACGCCGCCGCGATTGCCCGGCGAGATGCCGGCGCGCACCGAGGCGGTGTTGAGGCCGGTAATCGCCTTCCAGTTGGCCTGGATGCCGCCCTTGCCGCTGACGCGCGGAATGTCGTTGCGGAGCGGCGTCAGCACCGGCAGCAGCAGCTTCGCGCCCGGCTCGAGATCGTAGAAGGTGAGTCCGGTCGTCGGCGAACCGCTCTCGGCGAAGGTGCTCTTGGCCAGCACGCCGGCGAAGGCGGGATCGCCGATCGGCGCGGCTTGCGCCGCCCGGAAGGCGGCCAGGGTGTCCTGGGTGTCGAGGGTCATCGGGTTACTCCTGGGCTGATGTTGGTGTGCATCCCCCTCACCCGGCTTTGAGTAAGGCTCGCTGAAGCTCGCCAACCCAAAGCAATCCTCTCCCCCGACTTCGGGGGGAGAAGGGTGAGCGGGTGACGCGGAGGTGCTGAGATGAAGGCGGCGGGTTAGAAAAAGCCGATGCGTATCGGATTGCGATGCGCCTTGCGGATGGCGTCGAGCGCGGTCTTGGGCTCGCTGTCGGCGCGCTTGGCGACGCCGTCCTCCGCTTTGTCGACCGGGCGCGCGACGGCCTGGTACTTGGGCGTCGTCGGCTCGGCGGCGAGTCGGTCGAGGAGCTTGCGCTGCGCCGCGACCTCGCGCGCGAGCGCGTCGAGACGTTCGGCGAGGCTCGCGTGCTTGGCGAGATCGAGGCCGCGCGCCGCCTTGCCCTCTCCGTCGATCGCACCGCCGTCGCTGTCGCCGTCTTGATCGGCGGCCGGGTTCGCCGCGGCCCCCGCGCAGTGCGCGCCGAGCTCGACGGCGGTGTCGTGGACGCGCTGCACTCGCTCGAGATCGGCCTTGCTGTGGCGCCGTCCTTCCTTGGCGAGCGCGTCGGCCTTGAAGACGTCGATCACCGCCTCGGGATTGGCCGGCCGGTCGACCAGGCTGATCTCGGTCAGCTCGATGCCGGTGATGACGCGGCGGTCGTCGGGGTCGCGCGAGGTGACGCGGCCGCCAATCGAAAAGCCCTTGTAGACGCCCTGCTTCACCTTCTCCCAGGCGTCGTCGTCGACCACCTTGGCGGCGATGCGCAGGCCCTTGGCGTCGACGTCGGCCTCCTGCGCCACGCCGACCGCCGAGGGCCGGTGCATCTCGCGAATGTTGGCGAAGCGCATGTAATCGGGCAGCGCCGCCTCGACCGCCTCGCGCCGGACGATCTCGCCTTGGCTGTCGAGCGCCGGTGTCGAGGCGTAGCCGATGGCGAGGCGCTGCTCCTCGTCGAACTTGGCAAGCGGAACGAAAATTCGCATGGGTTTCTCCGCAAATGGAATTTGTTGTTGGCTTCGCACGACGGCCGTGCGGCCTGTGCTACGTGTTTTTTTGCTTCGCACGAAGGCCTGCGGCCTGTGCTACGTGTTTTTCTGCTTCGCACGAAGGCCTGCGGCCTGTGCTACGTGTTTTTCTGCTTCGCACGAAGGCCTGCGGCCTGTGCTACGCGGAAGGCGCCCAAAGGCGTCCTGGGTTGACGGAACTCTGGCGCTATGGCGCCGGCTTCGGGGCTGCGGGCGTCGCGCGGGATGGGCGTCGCCCATCGGGCGCTGCGCCGAGGGGACGGTCGCCGCCGGGCACCGGATCGAGGCCCAATTCGGCGCGCACTTCGTTGACCGACTTGATGCCGGCCCTGACGTAATCGACCGCGACGGCAGCGACCTTCGCGGGATCGCTCGGCGTGTCGTCGCCCCAGACGAATTCGAGATCGGGGGCCGCGAACTCCCGCGCGATGACGCGGTCGCAGAGCTGCTTCACCCAGGTCTTCAAGGGCAGCAGGCCTTCGGCGAGCGCCGCATCCTGCGCGGTCTCGGCGGTGGCGCGGTTGACCTGGGCGACGAAGGGCTGCGGCGAGATCGAGAAGGCGAAGCAGACGACGCGCGCCAGCCATTCGTCGAACGGGTCCTTGAGCGCCGGCTCGCGCGTCGGAATGAAGGTCTTGGCGACGCCGCCCGGCACGAACTTGGCGTGGCGGCGCGACGCGGTGTTGCCTTCGTGCAGGCTGTCCCAGTAGCCCTGGAACTGGCGGATCTGGTCCGGCGTCCACTGATCGGGCACGCCGATCAGCGCCTCGGGAATGTTGCCCTCGGTGTAGTACTGCAACTGCCAGATCTGCCGGCGCAACGCGATGTTGACCGTCATCTGCACCTGCTCGACCGGCGAGAAGCCGTACACCCTGTGCACGCGCGGATTGCGCGGCAGGTAGAGCAGCTCGTCGGTCGTGTAGTCGACCGCCGGCAGGCCCTTGAGCACCTGCTGATAGGCGGGCGCGGGCGGGGCCGGCGTGCGGCCCCAATCGTCGATGACGCGCTTGACGGTGGCGCCGTCCAAGGGCTCGAGCGCGCAAAGCTTGCCGTCGCGCGAGCGGCGGAGATAGAGCGCCGGCGCGTCGATCACCAGCAGGTCTTCGAGCACCATCCTGAGCCAGGTGGTCCAGGGATGGACGCCGTCGGGACAGGCGAACAGCTGGGCTATCGCGGCGATGCGCGGATCGTTCCTGGCGGCGCGTCGGTCGCGCGCGCGGATCGACCACGCGAGCCGCTCGATCTGGTCCTTGCGGGTCTCGATGATGAGCCGGATGAGGTCGTAGGAATCGGCGAGCGCGCGGAGCTCGGCGAACCCGGTTCCTTCGTAGGCGCGCGGCCGCGCGACGAGATTGTAGCCCGACGGAAAGTCGAACTGGCGGCCGGCGACCTCGGCGGGCGCCTGCGGCGGCATCGGCGCCAGCGGACCGAACCAGTTGGCCTTGCCGGTGACGACGTAGCCGAGCGCGCGTGCCGCGCGGGTGACGATGCCTTCGGCGATCGGCGCGGTCGAAGGTTGAGCGTCGGTCATTGCGGATAGCGTTCGCGTTTCGGAGAGCGGCGCACACCCCGTCACCCTTCCCTCTTCCCCTGGTCGGGGCGCGGGGGTCAGCTTTCGTTGGCGAGGCGGCGGTAGTAGTCGAGGATCGCGGTGCCGCCGTGGGCGACGAGATCGCTCACCGCCCAGACCAGCGCATCGAGCCGGTCGGGCGAGATTCCGGACGCTCCGCGATCGAAATCGGCGGTGAAGGCGCAGAGCTGATCCTCGAGCGCGGGAAAGCAGCCGACATGATGCACCCTGCCCTGCTCGTAGAGCGCCGCCACCGGCTCGCCGCGGATCGCCTTGCCGCGCGAGGCGCGCACCGCGCGAAACGGCGCGTCGGACGCGACCGAGCGCAGCGTCGCCTCCACCATCTCGCCGCCGTTGTTGACCTCGGCGACGATGCGGTCGGCGGCGAAGCGCCTGTAGGCCGCGACCGCCTTCAGCGCCCAAGCGCGCGGGGTCATGCGGCCCGACAGATCGTCGAGCACATAGATTTGTCCGTCGTGCGCCAGGCCGGCAACGACGATGCCGGTCTCGTCGGCGCCCTCGCCCGCCGACGCCGCCGGATCGATCGCAACGACGACGCGCGCGAGTTCGGGCGCGGCCGGGACGCGCGCGGCCTCGATGGCGTCGCGCGACCACAGTGCGCCGGGCACGTCGTCGAGCAGCTCGGCCTCGAGCTCCTGCCGGCCGAGTCGCGTGCCCTGATAGCGGCGCACGACCGAATCCAGGAACGCCGGCGCCAGGTTGGCAGCGTTGTCGAAGGTCGTGCCGCGCGTCACCGCCGTGCCCGGCGCGGCGAGCAGATCGCGCATCAGCTTGGTTGGCCTGGGCGTGGTCGTCACCACGACGCGCGGATCCGGGCCCAGCCGCAATCCCAGCAGCAGATTGTCCCAGGCGGCGGCATAGCGCCACACCGCCAGCTCGTCGCACCAGGCGAGATCGTGCTGCGGGCCACGCAGCCGCTCCGGCTGGTCGGCGGAGAAGGCGAGCGCGACCGCGCCGTTGGGCCAGGTGAGGCGGCGCTTCGAGGGCTCGTAGTCCGGCCGCCGGTCGGGCGGCGCGATCGCCAGCAGGCCGCTCTCGCCCTCGATCATGACGTCGCGCACGTCGGCCGCGGTCGGGCCGACCAGCGCGACGCGCGACGCTCTGCCGGTCTCGACGCGGGCGCGGACGAACTCGGCGCCGCTGCGCATCTTGCCGAAGCCGCGGCCGGCGAGCAGCACCCAGACCCGCCACTCGCCCGACGGCGGCAGCTGATTGGGCCGCGCCCAGAAGCGCCAATCGTCGAGCAGCGCCTCCTGTCGCGCCGAGTCGAGGCGGTCGACCGCCCTCGCCAGCGCGGCGTGCGACAGCGCCTTCGCCAGCCGCGCCGCGGCGCTGATGTCGGTCTCGGTCTCGCTCATCGGCTTCGCATCGCGGCGCGGCATCCACGGCCGCGCGCTTCAGCGCGGCGCGCCGTTGGCCTTCTTCAGGCGGCTCAGGCGCTCGAGCAGGATGGCGCGGGCGTCGCGGTTCGCCTGCCGGTGATCGGTCGGACGCGCGATGCGGCCCGGGCCGATGAGGCCGGTATGGCGCGCCAGCATCTCGAGCGCCGCGTGCTTGTCGTGCAAGCGGATGCTCGCCGGCCGGCCGTTGCTCGGCGGATCGACCTTGGCGATCGCGCCGCCGTGACGCTCCGACAGTAGGTTGCGGTCGCGCAGCTCGAAGCGGTTTGGTCCCCAATCGACGAAGTCGCGCATGTCGGCGAACGCGATCCGCGCGTACTCGATCAGGACCCGGTCGGCCGTGATGCGGCGGCTTTCGGCGCGCTCGGCCTCCGCCTTGGCGATCGCCTCGGCGATATCGGGGCGGCGCACGAGCTTGTGCGCGTGCCAGGCATAGCGCCTGCCGCCGTAGCCGGCGCGCAGCGCCGCGGCGCTGGCGTTGAGGTCGACGAGGTATTCGGCGACGAAGCGGCGCTCGCGCTCGTTCATGCGCGCGACGCCGGCTTGGGCGGATCGACCGCCAGGCCGAGGATGCGGGCGAGCGTGTCGAGTGCGCGCCGCTTGTCGTGCAGGGCGATGTCGACGCGGCCTTCCCAGCCGTCGTCGGTGCGGACGGCGGCGACGGCGGCGGTCTCGGCGGCCGACAGCTCGCGCGAATCGGTCAGCTCGACACCCTCCGACCCCCAGACGGCGAGCTTGCGCCAGTCGACGAAGGCGATGCGCGCCAGCTCCTCGAGCACGCGCTCGCGCGTGATGCCGGTGCGGCGCGAGCGCGCGGCCATGGCGGCGGCGATGGCGTCGGCGATCTCGGGCGTCCGCAGCAGGCGGTAGGCCCGGTCCTTCGCGACCCGCGGCGGATAGCCGGCGCGGATGGCGGCGTGCTTGCCGTCGAGATCGATCAGGTATTCGTCGACGAAGCGGCGTTGGCGTGGCGACATGCGAACTCCCGGAGCTTGGCGCGCGGCGACGCGCACCGGCGCGGCCGGCGCGCCGGCGTGCGATGGCCGCGGACGATGCGACGGGCTAACGGCTTTTGGGCGGATGCAGGCCGGCGATTTCGCGCAGGAACGAAACCGCGACCCGGCCGACATAGCTGGTCTCGGGCCTGATCTTGATCGACCGGCCGATCAGCGGATGCGACAGCCGAAGCTCGCCGGTGTCCGCCACCGGCTCGATCTTGCAGCCGATCTCGGTCGCGATCCTGACGGCCTCGGAACCGTTGAGGTTGTCCGGAATAAGGCGGCGCACGAAAAGCTCCTTTTTCTTCTTCGCCTGTCTCCGGTACAGGCAGTCGTAATACACGGGCGTTCGCCGGCGCACCTAAAAAACGCGCTAACCCTAACGCGCGGCAAATCGCGCGATTGTCGTCGATCCGGCGACGGCGCGGCGGCGGCGACGAAAGCATCCGGCATCGGCCGCCGACGAAACGAAACGCGCGCGTGTCGTCGCGAGCGCCGCCGCGGCGAAACTCCGGCGCCGAACAAAAGCCCGGCCGGTCGCGGCGACCGCCGGGCACACTTCCGAGGATGGGGCTTTCATAGCAAATCTCTCCGGACCAGTCAAGAACAAAATGAGAACGCACAGGCACGAGGATCGCGGAGCTCATGACGCCTTGGCTGGACACGCGCTCGGCTCGACACCGGCACCGGGAATCCGCGCGACCGCGCGAGGCCGGAGGATCGATCGCGCGACGGCGCCCCGTCCTTCCGGCGTCGTCGGGCGCGGCAAGAACCATGCGACGCGCCGGCCCGCGAAAAAATCCAGCACTCGCCGCACGGTGCCGATTCCGTGCCGATAAACGGAACAGGACCCGTACCGGCAGACCACGGCACCACCTGTAACGCCCCGCATTCCTGCGGTATTCGGGGCAAGCCCTTGACGCGACCGGCGCCGAGGCATGAGATCGAAGGCGGCAAGCACGTCGCTTGCCCGTTCGAGCAAGCACGTGACCTGCCGTCTGTAGGTAGGAGGTCACCATGTGCGACTATTCCCTGGAAGCGTACCGATCACGACCGGCCCGCGAGGGCGAGCGCTATGTCACGACCCGCTTCGACAGCGGCTCTATCGGGATGGCGGCGCCCGGCGATCCGAAGACTCCGGTCTGTGTCGCCTGCGATACCGCGCTGCGCATCGAAGGCATTCCGGCGCATGTGCGGGAACGGCTCGGCATCGCCGCCGCCGAAGATGCGACCCTGATCCATCTCGACCAGGGAGCCTTCCGCGACGGCGTGCGGTTCGCCAACGGCACGACGATCTCGCTGCAGCAGCTCGGCACCGGCGTCGGCGTGACGGTGACCCGCCTGCTGGAAAACGCCGGCATCGAGCGTCCGGCGGAGCCGGAACGCGAGCCGCAGACGGAAGGACTGTTCGCCCGCTGGCTCGGCGGCTGAGCGGCAGCGCGGCAAAATCTCGACTCGCGAGAACGCCTTCGGGCCGTCGAATCCGCGACGGCCCGATTTTCATGCCGCGGCCGCAGACCGGCCGGCGATGCCGCGCAAACCAGTTGGCGGCGGCCAACCGAAACAGGCCTTCAAAACGCACCGTGGGTGCAGCCAATTCAAGGCCGCGCAGCCCGCGGCAAGGATAGCGACATGCTTGCTCTTGAACATTTGCGCGTTCTCGTGCGCCGGCATCTCCGCGAAGCGCGGCGCGAGGGTCATCCTTTGCTGCAGCGACGATTGGCAAGCCACGCTCTGGCGCTGGCGCAGCTGGCCGAAAAGATCGCGCGCCGGTCCCGGCAATCGTCCGCACCTGCGGCGGGTCCGGCAGGGCTGGCGAAGCGAAACCCGCCCGGCTTCCTGCCCGCGACGCTGCCCGACGCGATCGAGGTCGCGATGGCCCCGGTGCCCCTTTAAGCGCGCCCGCGCCGGCGTTCGGCCGCCGAGCCCTGGTGGCGCTCGAGCTCCAGGATCTTTTGGAGCTCCGCTTCGATCTTGCGGATCGCCTCGACGTAATGCTGCGCAACCGACGCCGGCGCGTTGCGGAGCAGGCGGTTATACGCTTCGATTTGGAGCTTCAGATCGTCGGCACGCTCGGACAC